GTACAAATTCGGCACGCATCGCGCGTGCGTACTGCGCATGGCTCTCCCTGCTAGATGACACACCTCTCCTTGCATGTGGCGGCGCAAAGCCTTGGTCTGTATACCGGAAGTTCACGAATGAACTTTTTGGTACTGAGATCTCGGATCTTCTGCGTCGTTACTCCACTTTGTCCGATGCACTCCTTAAAGGGTGCACTACCGAACGACCGCGCGGCGAGTTCCTGACAGAAATGCTCAGGACCCCGATTGCTGCGGAGTATATCGTCTGGTTTAGGACTGGTGATCCCGAGCTCATGGCCTATATACTAGGCTTCCTCCGTTTCTTGAAAAAGACGGAGTATGTGAACCCGGAGCTAGAGCAAGCCGCCTTACGCGGATGGCTCGATATAGAGGAGAAGTTGTCGAAACTCAGCTACGATCCGCAAATGCTCTCGCAACTGCGGGTACTCGTTCGCTGGCTGCTTCCGGATCCGGACTACGAGTCGATGAGACCGAAGTTCGGAAACGGGTCTGTGGCTGAGAACGGTATACGTGGTAAGATTGCGAAGTCTCTTGACCTAGCGATTGATGCCCCGATAGGCTGGTTTCTCAGAAGAATGCCATCCGGCATTCCTATGGTCAAAGAGGCGCTGGGACTCGCTCAACCAGAACCTCTTCGTCAGGTTGTATCGTGCAAGAGATCTAGCGCGCGCTATAAGGATGTCCCTAAAGACAACACGAAAACGCGCAGTATTGCGATGGAGCCGAATCGCAATATGTTCAGCCAGCAAGGCTTATTGGCCATGTTCGTAGACGCCTTCAAAAAGGGCCCTATGAGCACCATTTCTGACCTCCAGGATCAAACCCGGAATCAGGAAGCTGCTCGTGTCGGATCTGCTTTTGGGCAGCTCGATACGATTGACTTGAGCTCTGCTAGTGACACAGTCTCTTATGAACTTGTAAAGGGTATCTTCCCACGCAAGTGGTTGTTACCCATGAACCAGACGAGAACGTCGAGCATTAAACTGCCCGACGGTACCGTCCAGTCGGTCCACAAGTTTGTGCCAATGGGGTCGGCGGTCTGCTTTCCGACGCAGTGCGTCGTGTTCGCAGCCGTATGCCACTTGGCGGCGTACGAGTATTATCGTTCTCTCGGATGGGTCATCTCTCTCGCTGAGTACGTCACTGACGTCTCACTTTCGACGCCGCCCGGCGTCGAAGAGCTGGCCAGTCCGATCGTCTACGGCGATGACATAGTGAGTGATCACCGTGTCACCGGACGAATTGTGGAGCTGCTCGAACTCCTGGGCTTTGTCCCTAATAGGGCGAAGTCTTTCACCGGATCGCAGTTAGTTCGCGAATCCTGTGGAAAGTACTATTACTCTGGACATGACATCAGTTTCATATCGTATCGCGTGAAGTATGGTGATGGCACGACGAAGGCTTTTGACAGCCTAGTCGGTGCAATCAATCGTGCTTACGCGGCTGGCTGCTACCGTCTGCGCTCACAGCTCATAGGCGCCCTCAGGGCGTTTGTAGAGGCTGAGTGTGGAAGCGGGGCATCTAGGTACCTTCCCTTTGACGTCGCTGGTGGCATACTGACAAATCGGTCAGATGCTTCTCGTCTCTCCGGTTCCTACCGGGTGAACAGAGACTTACAGAGACTCGAGAGGAAGGTGCTACGGACCACGGCTGTTTTGAGAAAACGTAGCGATCTCCCTGACCAAACAGAGCGCGGAACGCGCATCTGTTACAGGGCCGAGGCATACGATCTCCTGCTGTGGTATTACCGGTCGCCCGAAGTGGGTGTGACTGAGCGTGCACACTCCACTGTCGATGCGGTTGACAGCCGCCTACGAAAGGTTTGGTCACCTGCCGTAGTCTAACCGTCTGTTGGGG